GTTCTTTTGAAAACTGGGAGATAAGAGTCCGAAAATGAGTACACGAATGCTACTTCTACCCTAAGGGAGTAGTCATTCGATGTAGTACTTTCCGCTCAACTTCTCATTCATTGCATGCAACTTCGCCAGCCTCTTTCGGCCTAAGCCTAATCGGTGACTGGTTATTTCACATCTATAAATTCTGAAGGAGTAGTTCCGATGGAAGGATAACGACGCGTTAGATGGTAAAATCCAAAGACATTAAACTTCTACAAGGGAAACGGCAAAACTTCCGAGAGGTGTAAACTCAACAACCTCAACAACCTCAACAACCCATACACCTTTGAGAGTGTAAGGACTGGAGGAATGGGATTGGAATTGGAACCCACTCGGCAGCGCAAATCCAGTTACGGCGCGCTTCTTATCTCGAACCTATTTTCAACTGAACCAGGGGCCTTTCATTTCATTAAAGTGGTAAGTTTATCCTCCTATTTGTTAAGAAAACCACTAGTGTTCCGGTACACTAACCTCCTGTTGCTTTGCCTATGCCTAGTACGCCTAAAACTGAGGCTGCCGCACCGATGGGACCGCCAATAACGGCCCCAGCGAGCGCAGCAGCTCCGTACTTGAGCAGGCTGCCAACCCAGGAACTGTGTTCATCGTTAGCCATAGCTGCAGGTTGCCCAGAAGTGAGCTTCGCTGCAAGAGCCATGGCTACCGGTGAAACAGGGGACGGAACAGCAGGCACCACCCTGCTGTCCGTTTCGTACTCGAAGTTAATACAGATGCGCACGCGAGCCACTGGTTGGTTGGCTGTTGTGGTGCCGGGGTGATTGGCTTGCCCTGCAAAATATATGGTTGGGAAATCATATTGGTACATGGACCGAGTCTTGGCACTGGCATCAGTGGGCCTAAACTCAAGGTCCCCAGGACCAAATGGCCTCCACCAAACATATGCCCCATCTGTGAGGGGCCCCTGATATGCATGGGGATAATCCGCTAACTTCTCCCACTGGGTCAGGTTATTACCTGCCCCAGAGAAGAGTACGTTGTTCATCATCGTGTCTCCAGTGGCTAAAGCGGCTGAAACTTCACCACCATTGGTGATGGAGTCAGCCGTATACTGTAGCCATGCCGACATAGAGACAGGACGACATCTTATGGCCAAACCTCCTCTAGAAACCCCGATATTGGGCACCAGGGTGAGGATGTTGTCGTCGTTGGTTGAATCAAAATTGGTGGGTGGTAACACCCATGTTGCTGCAGGATTGACAACAACGACGGTCGCCTTTTGGCCGACACTGTTTGAGGCGCCCACTTGATCAGTTAGCACTGGTTGGATGGCTACAAAGAAGCGGCCAGCATCAGCGGGTGCTGTCCCAGCTGCGGTATTACCGTAGATGGGGATAGTGAGTATCGCCTGATAAGGCGCAGTGTCCATATTGCAGCTGTCGGGCACTTTCGCGCCCTTGCAAGACTCAGGGTCTACAAGGGCGCGGAAGTAATCTAGCTCCGGGCTGCGAGAAGCGAGGGCATTGGCGTTCATGCCTCTCGCCATTGAAGCCCCCCTACTCCCTGGTCTGCCGAGATTGACTCCCGTGCCCTGGGTTAGGGCTGAGAGTCTTTGCTCGGCGTCAGGCATGACGGGCCTGACCGTGGGGTTGGGGGCTATTACCATCTGATTTCTAGGGGTCCCACGTCTCCTGCGGGAGACGCGTTTGGACGTGGAGGTAGCTTGCTGAGTGCGCGATTGATTTCGCCTTGATGACATCGTTATCCGAACACCAGCCAGTCCGGGAAACGACGTCACACACAGTAGCTGAATTTCCAGCATCGTGCCTTAGAAGAGCGAGAAGTTCGGCCAGATAACCGGCCTTGTTATCGCTCTGGTGTAACAACCTATATAGACTACGGGCCCAGTTGAGCGGCTTTACAACTGAGCGAGCCTGAAATAGGTGAGAACAGAACTCAAACGGCTCATTGCGATTGAAGATGGTATACTCTTTCACAATTTTGCCAAGCCTCTTATACGCCTCAAGAGCCCCCTCGCGGTATTCCTCAAGAGCGTCGTCGCCCATGGCCTTAACCCAGCTTGCGCCGGCATAAAACCCTGCTGCGACTCTCACTCTTGAGTTGGTGGAGCTCGTTGTATAAGAGCCACTTGCCTGGACACCAGGATGCAGCTGCGCAAACATTCTGCCATCGCTAAGGACGAACACCTTGTTGCTTAAGCACATCACGCGGTTGCGTAAGGCTACAGCAAAGAGGGTTCCCTCAGCGTTGGCCAACTCTATGCGACTTTCAGCATCCCCTTTCAACTCAAACTCTTGCACTGTCCAGTCGAAACTGGAGAGATCAGAGGAGGTAAGGGAACAATACTGGGCTGCTTCCTGGACATTGTCCCACAATTGGTCCGTTTGCACGTCCAATGTTAGACCCATGCCTGGGCAACTGGC